ATCGACTGATGCTGGCCCGTGGGCATGACATCAACGTAGTCGGCGTCGGCGGTCAGCAGTCCGTAATGACCCGGGACAACAAGGAGGGCCGCCCGATTGGTGGGTGACAGCGGCTGGTTGTTGGGCCGGAGGGCCTTGGCCGCGTTGTATCGGGCCTGAATGTCATCGCCGTTATTGCAAATCACACTAAAGTCAACGCCCATCTGGGAACTCCTCAAGGGGTACTGCTGATCCACACGTCTCCAGCCTTTGCCGTTGCGGGCTGGGTGTCTTGAACATTGACGGCGACCGACTCACCGTCCTTGCCATCTTTCCCGTCCTTGCCAGCAGGGCCAGCGGGTCCGGGTGTGCCGCCGCCACTGCCGCCCGTGATGGGCTTCCAAGTGCCGGACGCTTGGTCAAAGAAGTAGATTACGGCCATAGTTCAATCCATCTGGCGGAAGACGGCGACCATCCCCGTGATGTCTGCTGGGAAAGTGCCCCACGTTCCACCGGCGCAGAACTCGGGCACGAAGTTGGCCGACGCGATGTCCCTGTCGGCCTCAAACTCCACCGCGTACTCCAAAACGTCGGACGTTGACGCCCAATCGTCCGCAAAGCAGAGGCGGAAACGATCAGCCCGCGTCGGGGTGGTGGTGGCGACAGGGTTTGCGGCGATCTGCGGGCGATCACGCAGTACGGTCGTCGTTCCCCAGCCGCCGATGTTGACCAGCGGCTCCTTCGTGCAGGGCAGTTCGTTGATGGTTCGGTAGTTGAACCGCAAGCCCACCCAAGCCATCTGGATGTCGGTGTTGATCTGGCCCATCTTCATCGTGAACTCAAGGCGGTAGTGCTTGCCCTTGACGATCTGGATCGAGGGGATCAGACCGGCGGCCACCCACTTGTCCTTGTTTCCAGAACCCATCGTGACCTTCTGGAACGCGCCGCCCCATTGCAGATACCGCATGGGGGAGGGCGTTCGTGCGATGAGGTCATCCACTTCGACCTTTGTGTAGGTCTCGGCCTTTGGGTAGCAAGTGTCCTTGGGCGTGTAGTTCTGCTCCACGAACGCGGCAACGTCTGCGGTCTTGGAATAGACCAGCAGGGTCGTGGCTACGTCCGTTGTCTTGGCATACCCCGACAGGACGTTGGCAACGTCTGTGGTCTTTGCATAGGGAGCCAGATAAGTTGTCACGAAGCCGGTCGTGGCATAGCCAGACAGTTCGGACTTCTTGGCATAGACCGCCTCGCAGCCATCAACGGTCGCGTAGGCCGAAAGGTCAACTGCTGGTGCGGCCTTGCTCTCCAGAGACTCGATGCGGGGCAGCAGGGCGTTGAGGGAGTCGAGGTCAGACTTGTAGACGAGGTACTCATTCGTCAGGCCGACGTTCAAGACTAGACGATTGCCGTATCCCTCTCCCGTGTCGGAGTAGCCGAGAGCGACAGGTGGCAGTAACGTGTCGCCAAAACCGTAAGCCTGCGACACGACGGTCTTGGCAAGGAACGGTTGCTGGTTGTCCTGCAACTTGGCATAGGCCGAGAGGTCGCCGCCAACTTCACTGGTGAAGGCAAGGGTAAAGGTCTTGGTTCCGGCCTTGTAGACAGGGCGGGACACACCACCAACGTCTTCCCAAGCAAGGGCGGCATTGCCGGTAAACTCATGGCGGGCAGCCTGAATCGTGCCAGCCACGATGGTCTGGGTGGCATCGTCCAGTTTTGCATAGCCCGTCAGATCAGTTGCAGGAATGCGGGCAATCGAGTCATCGACGTACTGCTCGGTGGCATACCCGTCGAGGTTTGGCGGGGCGACGAGGTCGGCTTGCTTGACGAAAAGCCCATCCGTCTCCTGCTTGGTGTACCGCTCTTGGAAGGCGGCAGTGGCGGCAGTCAGGATTTCCGTCTTGGTGTCATCGAGATTCTGCGTGGTGGCATAGCCAGACAAGTCAATGGTTCCGCCAGAGGCAGCGTCCACAAACTTCTCGTCCACTTCCGTCTTGGTGTAAGTGGTGTCCTTGTCGGCCTTGAGGTCGATCTTGGCCTGCGTCTGCTTGCCGGTCTCCTCGATGGCGAACACCAACTGGCTCTGAACGGCATCGAGGTCGAGGGCGGCTTGTTCTGACGCAGCCTTGATGGCCGCATCGACTTCTGCCTTTGAGTAGACGGTGGCGATCTGACCATCAACGTAGGCCGTTGTGGCATAGGCCGATAGGTCAACGGTCTGAAGCCCACCACCGGACGGCAGGGCTGCAAGCAGCGCGTCGATCTCGGCGTCCGAGTAATAGCCAACGATCCCCTTCGTCGGATTGAGGGCATTGGCAAAAGACTGATACGGGGACGGGCGTTCTGGGGCGGGCATGGCTTACTCTTCAATCAGGGGGAGCATGAATCGGACGCCATTCACCAGCACGGGGATTGCACCGATCATGTGCGGCTGGGTGACGAACTGGCCTGTTGGGTCGAGGCCGATGTAGGTGCCGTCAGACTGCTGGGTGGTCATCGGGTCTTTGAAGACGAACATCGGCTCGGGGAGCGTCTGCGTCATCTTGTTGGCAGGGGCCTCGATGATGGGCAGGAGATACCTCTTGCCGTTCACTAAGACAGGAACCCCGCCAACGATGTCGGGCTGGTAGAAGAACATCCCGGCCTGATCGAGCCCGATAGGCAAGCCATTGGCCTGCTCTGTAATCATCGAGTCGCGGTAGACGGGCGGCGAGACGTTGGTGAACTCGGTGACTGGCGGATCGCCGTTCGGGTCGATCCAGAGAGTGGGGAGTGCTGGACTACCCGGAGGTGTCGGCGGTGTGGTGTCCGAGACCACAACAGGCTCGGCAAAGTACCAGCCCGTCGCCGGGTCTTGGTCGGCCCGGAGGTAGCCCTGCTCAGTTGGGACAGGAAGTTGATAACCCTGAGGTGCATTCCTCGGGTCTTCGCCCGCCTTTAGGGAGCCGCCACCGTAAAAGAAGTCACCGCCTACCGTCAGGTTGTTCGTGTAGAAAAACCCATACGGAGCGAGAACATCCCCTGTGATGTTCAGGTTGTTCAGATTGGCGTCATCGCCCTGCTTGATGTATCCAGTTAGATCAACAGTGCCGCCGCCCCCAGATGCAACCTCTACCCACTGGGTTGCGTCCCAGATGTTGAGGTTGGTTTCGCCGGGATTGGCCCCGGGCTTGAGCCACATATCGCCGGGGTTGGGTGCTGCCGGTGTGACGGGGGTGGTGTATACGGCAACTGGTTTTGCAGATTGGCCAACAGCCCCATCAACGCCGTCCTTGCCCGGTGGTCCTTGGATAGGTCCAGTGGCTACCCACTTGGTTCCGGTCCACGAATAGCCGTCACCGGGAGATGATCCAGCCGGGGCAGTAGGCGGAATGGGGTCATCGAGAATCCAGAGATCACCGACCTCTGGGGTTCCCGGGGGCGGCCAGACATCGGCAACACCCTTGATCTGGATGCCTTTACCCGGGGGGCCAGCAGGGCCGGGGGCTCCGGGCTGACCCGATGGGCCACGGGCCATGAGGTAGGGGAGTTCCGACCAGCGGGTGCTGCCGGTCCCGATCTTGATCTTGCCGTTGGGGTAGCCGATCTCGTAGCCAAACTCGCCGGACTCTAGAACGGGGTCGTTCTTAAGCCAGCCGTCTGGCGTGTCCTGACGAATGATGACCCGTTGGGCCAACTTCTCGTAGGAGTCTGCCTTGTTACGCAGACCTTCTCGGTGGCTGGGCGGCACAAGTGACATGGCGGGTCCTTGCCATCTTTATGTGGCCTTCCGCTTCCAGCGGGGCACATGCTTTTCCTTGACCTTGGAAATCGCGTCCTTCATGGAAAGGGACGGGTTTTTGGCCATCTCCTTCTTGGCTAAGTCCTTGGCAATCTTGGGGTTCAGGTCCACGGTGACCGGGGGCGTCTCGATGGCATCCACGTTGACGATGCCCCTGACCTGTAGGTTCCGCTTCTTGGCGACCCGCTTAACGTCGGACAGGTCAGACACCCATGCCTCGGGATCACAGTGGCCCCGCTTGTCTGCCAAGCCGCTCATGTACTGCTTGCCGGTGATGTTGATGCCAGAGGCCTTGGCTTCTCGGGCTATCCGTCTGGCCATGTGGACCGGCATCTCGTCCATCCAGTTGCCGTCCAGTCTGCCCTGCTGGAATGCCCGGTCTGTTCCTCGGGTTCCCGGGGGCTGCTGGAGGGCGCACATCTCGGCAAATCGTGGGCTCTGTCCATCGGCCACCATCTTCAGGTAGTGCCGCTGGACGGAGGGCTCGGCGTTCGCAATCTCGTAGGGCATGAACTCGGCAATCATGCTGGGCTCAACTCCGGAGGGACTTGGGGAGGAGGACCGCTAGGGGGAGCCCCACCGCCGCCATCGCTGCTCGGAGCCCCGCCTTCGGCTGGAGGAGGACCGTCGGCGGGAGCAGGAGGCGGCGGCGGGGGTGCTGGTGGCTTGGGGATCATGAATCCCTTGGGGTCGATGTCCAGAGACTTGGCCCACTCGACAATGAGGTTGTTGAACGGATCGACAACTCCCATGGGGATCAGGCTCTGGAGAACAGGACCCAAGGTCTGGAGGGCCATCTGCATCTGCTCGACCTTGCCAGCCTTGTTGGGCTTGCGGGCACTGCCTGCTTCGATCCGGTAGTCGTATTCACGGGCTAGGGCGTTGACCTCGATGTTCTGCACCATCGAGTCCCAGACCTCGGCACCAAGCGGCCCAAGGACGGGGGCAACGTCTTCCTTTTGAAGAAGCCACCGGGCGGCCAGTGCTTCTTTCCTAGCCAAAACGCCCATGGCATCTTCAAGGGCATTGGCCATGTCATCAGGTCTTACGGAAATCTGCTCGGACTTGACCTGTGCTTCTGCTGCTGACCTGAACTGGTTACGGGTCATTCCATAGACCAACTCTGTAAGTCCGACTCTCTTGTCGAACATATCCATCACGGCCTGCATGATCTGCCAGAGATCAGGCGTGACCTGAGGGAGTTGGAACACGGACACGATGTCACCGACCGACCGGCCTAGGGTCTCGGACAGTTCCACGATGGAGAACCCGTTCTCTTCGTGCTTGAGAATCTGGTCCTTGATGTCATCCCCAGAGGCCTTGGCAACTCCGACCATGGTCTTGGAAGACACCATGATCCGGGTGGCGAGGAAAGACAGAGCCCAGTTCAGGAACTTGAGTTCGCTCAGACCCGGCTTCAAGTGGCTAATCGGCCAGACGTACCCCGGCTTCCGGTGGAACTGGCAGGGCGTGAACGGCCATGACGAGATGTCCGAGTAGAACGGGATCGGCCAGCGGCTCTGGGAGAACAGGGTGGGCGGCAGGCCGGATTCGTCGGGCTGCTCAAGGGCGATCTCCTTGGAGCAGTTCAGGGGGTAATCGACTCCCTCTGCGACCACGATGTAGCAGTTCTGGCCGAGGGCATCGAACATCCCTTGAAACTCTTGGGGGGCTCCCTTGAGAGTGTGCCCGAATCCCGTCTTGCTCCAAATCTTCCAGTAGACGATCAGGTCGTTGGTCTTGCCGTTCCGCTTCTTGGTTTTGTAGTCCCGGTCTTCTTCCTCGGAGCGGGCGACGTAACTCTCTAGGTGGCCCTTCAGGTCTTCGCGGTTCAGGCCGTACTGGGAAGCCACTTCTCCAATGGGGTGAATGCACCGCTTGGCACACCACAGGATGTCCTCCTGTTCGTCGGCGTCCGGGTCGAGGACAAGGTTGTCCACGGAGTCAGCAAAAGAGCCGACAATCCCGTAGGTTTGGCCGGGTTCAGCCGAGGGGAGTTCCACCAACTCGGTCCACCAAACGCCCATGCCTTTGATGATTGCCTCATCGACTACCCTTCGGGAATGCTCCTTCAGGTTGAGTTCGACGGGGGTGTAGTTCAGGTAGGCCTCCATGAGTCCGGAGACCGCCTGCCGCATTTCCTCGATGTTGCCGACTTGCTGGGACAGGTCGATGAAGGCCTGAATGCGGGGGTCCTGCATGGGCTGACCCGTCATGGGGTCAACTTGCGGGGGCTGTGTCGGGTCGATCCCCATGGACACGGGGGTGATGACCGGGAACTTCCGGGGAGTCACAGTCCGGACGGGATTCCGGGCGTAAATGACTGAGCCGAATAACTTTACGGCCTCGAAGGCCTTGTTGATGGTCATCCTGAAGGACGGGGGTCCGATCTTGGAGTAGTCCCGGCTGTCGTTGCCAGCCTTCTTCCAGAACCAATCCCCGTGCCCATCGAAGAAGTTCATGCACTCCTTGGCATCTTCCCTGAACGGGCGAGCGTGTTTCTCGGCCTGTTTGATTTTGGATAGCCACGAAGTAGAGATGGAACGCAGTGCGTCCTCCATCTTCTTCTGGCTAATGCCATCATCTGGAAGTGGGGGCAGGCCGCCGCCCTCGGACTCGGAGGGCAGTTCGGGCATGATGTTCTCGTCCATGCCTGTTTTATGTCCGTGGGGCGGGCCTAGCGGACATAACGCTTGCAGGCAAACCACTTGCCGCCGGGGCCTTGGGCCACCCCTTGGTCCGCCACTTTCATCCCAGAGCGGGAGTAGCAGCAGTTGTTCAGGGCCTGCTCTGGGGTGCTACCCATGCCTACGCCTTCGTAGGAGTGGGGGTTCCCGCCCGGATGGAACAGCCGACCCGACCGGGCCAGCAGGCTGGCAACACCCTGAGCCGTAGCAGTGGCCGCCTTCTGGACGGGGCGACACTGGCCATTGGCGCAGTTCTGGCCATAAGCAAGGCAGGGCGACACGAAGAGAGCCAAAGTAAGGGCAAACTTTCGCATGGTCAGGCCTCCTTCTTCTTGGCGGCTTCGATCTTGGTCTTGGTGAGAAGCGACTGGATTTCCTTCAGGGCCTTCGAGTTGGGGTGGAGTTCGTAGCAGCCCCACTTGCCCCAAGCGGCGGCAGTGTCAGACTCCCGCCAGAACGGGTCATCCCGGTGACGGACGGAGGGCTTCTCCACGAACCCGGCATCTTCGGCCCAGATCAGAAGGTGGGCCGTCTGGTGCCCCGGCTTCTTAGCCACCCAGCCCATGGCAGGGTCTTGGGGCGAGAAGGGGTTGCTGTACCACAGGACCATGTCACCAACGGTGAGGTCCGGAACGCGGAAGTCTGGCATCTTTTCCTCCAAAAAGGCTGCTTGAAGTGGGGGCTCAACCCACGGAAGCAATCTTCAGGAGGGACTTGCTAGACAACAAGGGTCATTCGTCAGGCGATCCAAGTGTCGGAGTACGAGTTAGGGGACAAGTAAACTACCCCTGCATTGCCCTGCTTCTTGCGGCGGTTCTCGGACCACTTGATGTACCACGGCTCTTCAACGTGCTGCTCGGGCTTGTGGTAGGACGGGTCGTAGGAACACAGGTATCGAAGGCAGTCCACTAGGTGGAACTCACCTCGCTTGTTGGGCTCGTCCGACACCACCGAGGTCCCGGCAACGTAGTTGACCTTCTTCTTGTACCGCTTCATTTCCCGTTCGAGGTTGGGCATGACCCCTCGGAGGTATCGAAGGCGGGGCGTACCACAGGGCCGGATGTGCATCATGTTCCGGACGGACTGGAGTCCTGAGAGGATGTCATCGGAGCCGGGGATAAAACTGTGGCCGGTCACCCGGGAGCGGACGTTGAGGGCTGCCAACTGCTCGGTGTACTGCTCTTGGGGGCTTCTGCCTGAACCAATGTCGGTCAGGCGGGCACCGTGGGCGTCGATCAGGAAAGCATGGAACTGCTGCCCATAGGCCTTCTTGGCAAACTCTTGGCCAAAGATGATGGCATTGCAGTTGCGGATATAGAGTTCGTCATAGAGGAGAAGCATCTTCTCGTCTGGGGGGACAGCCCCAAACAGGACGGCGGTGATGGCATGGCCGGGGTCAATCACGGCGTAGCGGCACCAGTCGGCCGGGATTTGGCCGTTCGGCAGCCCGTCCCTCAAAAGCCCGTGAACGCTGGGGTTCCAGTTGGGGTAGACCAGAATGCTGTCCGTGATGAACTCGCCCTCTGATCTCTGCCTGAGGACATCGTCTCCAATAGCAGACCAACGCTCGATAGCCTTTCTCTTCTCGTCCGTATCTATATGGGGGTTATCCAAAAACCTGAGGACAAACCGCTTGATGTCGTTATTGCCCTGCTCTTCTGCCTTCTCAGCCCGCTCATTGAGGCCTATGAGGGCCTCGTTCTTTGAATGTGGCATAGCCGACCAGTTAAATAGGCCCTTCCTGTCGGCTAGTCTTGCCTGCATCTCTGGGACCCATGCCTCATTCCCTAGGTCTTCGTCTATATGTACGCGATCTGCTTGAAAGCCTTGGGGTGGGTCTCCCTCTGAAGAGAAGCAGTAAATGGTCCAGCCATTCACCAACTCACAAGAGTTCAGGTAGCCCGCCGACTTCAGGACCCACGAAAAACTCTTTATCATCCGAGCCGGGATTAACGGCGGGGCTGGCTTCGCTTCTTTTAGCCTTGCCGCATCGGCCACTGGATCGAACGCACGGAAGAGGCCCGTCGTTGCATCCTTGATGATCTTGAAGGCCCCGGCACGAAAAAGGTAGGGCACTACGACGAGACCGATGTGCTTCCAGTTCTGGCCGATAATGACGAGATTCCCGCCCTCTTTTCTGTACTTTCCTTCGACGGGATGGGTGCCAGTTGCGGCCCATGCGTCTTCCACGAAGGTGCAAAGGGACTTACCCGACCGATTCCCCCCGATCACCAGCGTCTCGCTCGACAGGCACTGGTGGAACTCCATCTGCTTCGGCGTGGGCTTGTAGAGCCTCAAGGCTTCGATTCGCCTCGCATTCAACTCGGACTGCAAAGTCCTCAGTTCGTCCCTCTGGAACTCCGAAATACTCTGGACCTGAGGCAAGGGCTGGGGTTGGGTGTGCTGCTGCGGATGACGGGTCCACTTGGGCATTGACGTACCTCACGCTTCCGTAGAGTTTCACGGCCTGCTCCAGCCGCTTGTTGATCTCGTCTTCCAGTTCCTCCTCGGAGTAGAGGTCAATGGGCTTCTTGGCCCCGCCCTGCTCGGTGTTCTTGGAGGCCAGACGGACGGTCATCTCCAAGATGGAGTTCCGTATCCGGCTGCCGGGGGCGGCCTCGAAGTATTGCTTCATCAGCAGGCTTGAGAACCCATTCGCCCCGCCGAAGTAGTTCATTATCGACTCAAGGAGTTCGGCCGTGTGCGGGATATTGGACCCGCCGCGAGTGACCCCCTTGGAGAACTTGTCGATGGCCTCTGTCTCTATACGGGCCAGCCTAGACTTTCGCTTCTTGGCTTGCTTGCACTTCCAGCAGACAGACTGGAAAGTGCCTGTATGGCCCACAATGCAGGGGAAGTATCGTCGCTCTAATGGCTTGATTTCCCGGCATTCCTCGCACTGCCGACGTTCCATGGGCTACCTGTCTAACTGGAGGACAGAAGCGATCATCGGGGACATACTCCCCTCGGTGCCGCTTGCTCGGGCCTTTTCCATGAGGTCCCGCATGTACTCGCCCTTGGCTTGCTTCAGGAGGACCGAAGCCATGGACGGGCCATCTAGGAACTCATCTAGAGGAGCAACGCCTGAGTCTTGTCCGGGCACGATCTGCTGCCCAGTTGCCATGAACTGGAGTTGGGCAAGTTGATCGGGCGACAACTGGCTATTGGCCTGCCCGCGAAGGGCTCGGATTCGGCTGCTCACGGCGTCTCCTCCACTTAAAGAGCATGGGGGTCAGGCAAATCCCGGTCAATAGGCAGTTGGCTGCCAGAGGCGGCTCATCAACGACTGCTGTCACCGCCCCAAGGGCAACGCCGTCCGAGGAACTTCCTCCCGAGTACGATGACCTAACGCCAAACACAAAGGTTTCGAGCGAGTTTCGGGCCGTGACCGTAACGTCATAGATGGAGTAGGCGGCCATGGGGTTTTGCGAGTAGTAAGAGGACGCGGGGTCAGAGATGAAGAAAAATCCCCCAACTCCAGAAGAAACCCGAAACGTGTAGGTCGTGTCGGTTTGGGATGGAGTGAGGTGAACATTGAACCCCTCTGAGTTGACCAGACCCGAGATTCCAAGCCCCCCGTAAACCTGAGAGCCTGAAGCCAAGTAGTTAAAAGCCGGTAGGGAGGCCTGACCGTAGGCAGTCAAAGTGCTGAAGTTGGTGACCGTCTGAAGTGCAGGGGAGATCAGGTTCAGTTCGTTCGGGTCGTAGTAGAGGGGCGCAAAAGTGGTCGTGTTACTGCCTGTCCCCCAAAGGGCATACGCATCTCCCGAAAGCGTCACCTGAGACGGGGAGGAGACAGTGGTTGAACTAACTTGCAAAATCTCTGACTTGGAAACAGGGGCGGCGGCAAGATAGAGAACCACCGGGAGCAGAAGGCGCAGGGTCTTCATGGAGCGGGTCCTTGGAAGGAGGTGCAGAACCACAAGCGGGGGGAGAGGCGCATGGCCTTCTCCCCCCGCACTTCTCCTCCATTGACTGACCCGCTCCGTAGGTCAGGGAGAAGACTAGTTACTGCTTGTAGGCCTCGACCACGACCTCTTCCCGGGCCTGCTGACCAGCAGCATCGCTGGCCTTCGAGGCAAACCGGGCAGCCTTGCGACCCTCTCGGGCAGCAACAATCGTGGCCTTCTTTTCCTTCCGGGCGTTCTTCCGGACAAGGAGGCCGCTGGCCGGGGGCGAGATGACCGAGGTCTCCTCGACCACATCGACCTCGACCTCCGAGGTGCCGGGGATGGTCTTGACGGTGACATCGACCTCTTCCTGCACGACCGGCGTCTTGGCCGTGCCGTGGCAAGTGCCAGCCTTAGCGGTCAGCGGGAGGACGAGAACGAGAAAGAGGGGGAGGAACTTCTTCATGGTGGGATTCTCCTAGGGGGCTACTCGAAAACCTGCGTCCAATAGATGCTGCGGCCATTGTTGACCGAACCAACGCCTATCTGGGTGTATCGGGAGTTCAGTATGTTTCTGCGGTGTCCGGGGCTGTTCATCCAAGCCGTCATCACTTCTTGGGGCGTCCTCTGACCGTAGGCTACGTTCTCGCCATGTCCCATCTTGGAGTGAAACATCCGGCCTCGACTGGCCTGAACATCGCTCCAAGCACGGGCGTCATTCATCAGGGGCTGTGTTACTTCTAACGGTCGAAGCCCCCTAGAGGTTCGCTGAAGGTTGGTGAGTTGGATGACCTCTTTCTCGAAGGGACTGAGGGGGTACTGGGGTGCCCGCTTAACGGGCTGGATGACTGGCTTGGGTGCCGGGGGCGGCTGGGTGAACAGGTAGAGCCCTAAGGCCAAGAGCAGCAGTGCCGCTACGACTCTGAGCCTGTTCATGGCTAGTCACCACGGTTACTGGAACAGGCTCTTGTTCTGTGGAGGCTGGTTGTCCTTGGAGGGCTCGTCATCACAGATCAGGGCGATCACCGTATCTCGGCACAACTTCGAGGCTGCCGGATGGCCCTGAGCGTCAAGGCTTTCCTTGAGGGTCAGGAGTTTGGTGACGGCACTCTTCTGGTAGGCCCCCTTGGCACTCACGGGTTTGAAGCGTGAGGCCAAGAGGCCCCAGACGAACGGGACCACCAGCAGGGCTACTGCCAGTGCCACGACAACGATGACTGCAATGGAAGGCGTACCCGCCATGAGTCACCTAGTTGTCAGTTCGCAGCCGAGTTGTAGTGGAGGCCGACGAGGACCCGAGTCAGTTCCGTATCGGCGTCGGTTTCGGCAAGGGCCATGCCCAGACCGTCACCAGCGGCACCTTCGCCACCAGCACCGACAGCGACCGGATCACCGGCAGTCAGGGTGCCAGCCTTGACCTTGGTGGGACCCGTGACAACGCCGTAGAAGACATCGTCCACGTTCACCCCTTCAGCCGGGATGTACTCGTCCACCACTGCCACGATGGGATCGGTGGCGGTAGCGAGACCAGTGGCCTCTTCGAGGTTGCAGGCGACCAACTGACAGGGGAGCAACTTGTCTCCCGTCCGGTTGCGAAGGCACACCACCCGGACTTCCCGGTTGGACAGCACCGTGCCCTCACGGGGGTCAGCGTCGGTGAAGACCTTCACGGAGCCGATGACGTTGTTGCCGTCCTTGACGGACTTGACGCCAAGGGTGTGGCCACGACCGAACGGCGGATCAGAAGTCAGAACGCTCATGTCTGTGCTTTCTCGCTAAGGGTTGAGGCTTTGGGTTTGGGATCAGACAGGGGTGATGTCTTGCAACTTGAAGAAGTTCCTTGGGGAACGGAACTTAAGGTTGGCAAGGACACTCACGACATACCTATAGGACTGTAGGTCTTCGTTATAGAACGGACCCTCGGCAGTCATCAGGCTTCCTTCCATGCACCGGAGTTCCATGTTCCCAATGGAGAGGCCATAGCCACAACCCGTTGGGACCGCGTACTCGGTCGTGATCTCCACTCCGTCCTGCTCAAATACATCGGAGAAGCCATATGACTTCAGACCATTGGTCCGAGTCACGATAGCCCGCTCCTTGGAATCGAGTTTGTTGAGGTACTCGATGTACATCTTCCGGTCGAGGACCACCGTGTCGATCTGGCTTTCGCGTGTGTCATTACGCTTTGCCTGATGGATACCCTCTCGGGTCGCCAGAACACAGTTATCCGCCCAAGTCTGAGTTGCAGTGCCGTTGGGACCACCCTTGAAATAGGTGCTACCGTAGTTCACTACAATCGGGCTGTAGAAGTCATACTCCGGATCGCAGACGCCATTTGGCCATACGCCTTCCATCTGGGACCCGGCCACTGCACCGAGACCAGTGTTGATGTTGGCGTAGACATCGGCGGGGAAGCCGAACGGGTCTTCCGGGTTGGCCGTCCGCTTGGTGCCATCGTTGATGTTGATGGTGCCGTCGATGGCCATCATGGACTCGATGCCGTGAAATCTCAGTTCGTTACCGGCCTTTCCGCCGTCGATCCAGACTTCCTTGGCAAGGTGCTGCTCCATCGACTCCTGAAGCCGACTAGCCATCTTGCCCGCTACGTTGATGAGTGCCTGCTGACCTCGGTTCTCCAGCATCTCCTTCTTATAGATGCTGTCCGTTACCTGATAGCCACGGTACGGGAGTTCTGCATTGACCCAGAGGTTCTGCCTAGCGAAGACACGCGGGGTCTCACCATTGTTTCCGGTTACAGGCTGATTCCTGTACCTCACCTCCCACTGAAGGCCTCGCCCTCCCTGATTCATCACGACGTTACCCGAAGCCTCAAGGAGCGTGAACACCTTGAACTTTCGGAATGTGGTCAACTCCTCTTCCTTGAGGTAGTTGATAATGGTCGTGCCAATACTACGAGCCCAGTCAGTCGAAGAAGGCATCTGCTCTATCCTTTCACATTAGGCCTCGGGAACTTGCGTCATCCCTTAGCATTTGTTCAAAGGTCATCTTGGGCCGGGGTGCCCGGGTATCGTTTGTTGCAGTTCCCGCTGATCGGCTTGGGTTTCTTGAGGCTTCTCGTCGGAGGAACTGCATATTCTTCTGGGCCAAGTCCGGGGCAGCGGGTTGAGCAGCCGGTGGAGCAGGGGGTGCTACCGGAGCGGGTGCTGCCGGTGTGGCCTGCTGCATGAACTGCTGAATCTGCTGTCGGAGTTGTCCCTCGGAGGCTTGCTGGGCATCAAAGGTTTGGGCCATCAAGTCCCGTTCGGTCTTGGTGATGGCGTAATCCCATCTGGCCTTAGGACCTTGGATGCCAAGTTCTCTTGCCTCTTCGACATACTTATGTACGAGTAACCCCTCCGGTGTGACATTTCCTGTCTGCGGATCGAACAGCCAATCTCGGTTTTGCTCCTCGATGGACTGCACATAGGACTCGTTCTCTACTTTTTGGAACTGCTGCTGGACGATCTCTTGGGCCTGTTTTGCGGCCAAATCCTGCACCATGGGACCCAGTGCTGCTTCCGGGTCCTCCAAGAACTTCTTGGCAAAGTCCGCCTTGTACTGCTGGTACTCAAGCAGTTCTTCCCGGGCGGTGATCGGGGCATTGGGGTCAATGATCTCCCTGCCCTCTTCGTCTCGGGTCAGGTATCGCTTGTGGGAATCACGAACCTGAGGCGGGTTCCACCACTTGGGCTTCTCGGCCTGCTTGGGCGGCTGCTGCTGCTGGAGTTGCTGGGCCTGCTGGACTTGCTGTGACTGGGACTGCCGCCACGCATCGAACTCCCGGCGATTCGTCAGGTACTCCTGAGCGTAGGGGAGGACTTGCTGGTACTGGGCGAGTGCCCGAGAGGCGGCCTTTTCTCGCTCCATGGCCTGATACAGGCGGCCAGCGATGGCCCGGTCATCTTGGCCCTGAAAGTCAGGGAGACGCTTGAAGGCTTCCCAAGGAGATGCCTGCTGCGGCGAGGCTGCTGGCTGGGAGGGTTGACCAGAAGTGTCAACGCTCGAAGGGGTCGAATCGACCGGGGAAGGGCTGGAATCCGGGACCTGTGAATCAACCGGAGAGATATCGTCGCTCATAACTCCTCCTCCAAGGAATGGGAAACGATGGTGGAGTTTGAGTCTCTACGGCTATCTGGCAATGGTCATTTACCGTCTGCCCTTTGTGGTCCAAGGCATCATCATGCCGTAGGGGGTTCCAGAGGGGCGGCCTTCGTTGCCCGGAATAGTCGGCAAGACCTCTTTCGCTTTATCTAGTGCGGCCCTCCTGTCGGCTTGCTCTTGCCTGTCTCGCTGAATGAACTGGTCCTTGTTTTCATCGGGAAGTTCATCGCGGACGCCCGGGGTGAACATCTCCCCAAAGTTCACATGGTTCCTCTGGCCTTCTGGCAAGAAACTCTTGCGGTGTTCTTGGTAAGCCGTGGCCCCGGCCCCTAGCCCGACAGCCAAAGGAATCTCCTCGGCGGCCTCGCGGAGAAGTGCCTTGGCAAGAGAAGACAGCCCCTTAGAGCCAACGCCCCCAAGCAAGATCGTGGGGTCAATCATGTTCTGGCCGAACTCCCACGCGGTACTTCCGGCGTAAGACGGGTACTCGTCATGGTGCCTGCGGTAGTACATATCAAACGCCGAGGCCCCAGTTTTGGACCTCGGGTCAGCGTCTTCGGCTAGTTTCTTCAGGCCTCGAAACTGCTCCTCTTTTTCCTGCGGCGTCTTGGGATCGCCCGGGAGAATGGGGGAGACTTTGTTGGCGTGGGCCTTGATGTCCGTGTACGTCTTGCCGTCTCCGGTTAAGGCCCCCAAAAACCCACCCCGGTCGGAACCTCCCTCATTGAGCCTGCCGTATGAATAGGCGTTTGAGCCCGGGTCGAGCAAGTTGTTCATCAGGTATCCGAGCGTGTACTCGGGGTTCTGGGTGAACCCTAGCCAACCGCTCTCGCCGTACTGCCTTCCCTGCTTTCCTTGCCACTCCTTGGCGGCACCGGCCTTGAGGTCCTCGACTCTCTGGTGTGCCCAGTTTGGGTGCTGGTCTTTGAGTTGTTCGAGTTCGTACAGCCGGTTCACGAAGTCTCGATTGCTCTGCCAAGCGTCGGCCTGCTGGCTTCCTTCGCTCATCAGCATCGGCGGCAGGGGGCCATTCTTGGACTCGTACTGGTTGATCTCGTCGTTCGACCAGCCACGACCCTTGAATCCCTGCATTTGCTTTTGCCGCAGGGCCATCAGTGCAGCAGTCTCGTCGGCTGTCTCCCCTACTAGTTCGCCCGGGCTGGCGTCGGGGTTCCCGGTTTGCTGTAAGGCGCGAACAGACTCCCAGTGATCCACGGAGCCGGGAAGTTTGTACTGGGGGTGATGGCCAAGGGACATTCCAAGGGCGGCAGGGCGGGGGTCTTGGCCTCGACCGGCGCGGCGGAACTCCTGCCCGATAACCTTTGTCAGAGTGTCGAGAGTGGCGTCAGACATCTGGGTATCTCGGGTGGCCGTCTTGGGTGCTGCCGCTGTCGAGCAGCCCCTTCATCAGCGTGTCTTTGTTCTTGGGGGTGACCATTGGTGTCCCGTCTTTCCGTTCCATCATCCAGTAGAACCGCATGGCATCCTCGATAGCCGCATTCCAATCGGCTTGACGGCCAGACCTTGGGCCAAGGCGGATGGTCGTGTCATCGTTCCTGTGTCCCGAGAGCCCCTCGTAAAGGTTCCGCAGAATATCGTCATCGCCCCTGCTGGGGTTTCCACGGATAGCCGACCGAGTCCGATTGGCGAGAGACCAGTCAGCGATCAGTTCCGCCCTGCCCCTGTCTGGGTCAGACCAGCGTTGCAGAAACCACGGGAGGACCGAGTTGTGATTTGATGGGATGTCCCGGTTGAGGTTGTTCCGGATGTCATCCCAAGTAGGCAAGCCCTGTAGCGGGTTGGGCGAATCAGGGTCCCGCCCTTCGAGGTGCAGATGCTGGGCCTCATGGGGGACAACGAAGTCATCCCACAACTCGCGGGTCGGAAAGTAGGCGTAGCGGTTGTATCTGTCCCAGTAAGCCGAGGCGTCAACCGGGTCTGCGTCACCCCGGATGATGTAAGCCGGGGAGAACAGGTGGGTTTCAGGGCCGTCCGGATCAAGGTTCAGCAGCCCGTTCTGGCCGGTCTTGCCCCGGTTCCGGGTGAGAAACTGGCGGCCAATGTTCCCACCCAAGTCATCCCCATAGAGCCCATCGAGGATTCGCTGGCCATTGGTAATGGCAATGGAAGCGTGAGTCCGGTGCGGCAGAGCCCCTTTCTGCTCAATGCCGAAGTTCTTCCTCCCAAAGGGGTTCATCATGTACGGCTCAAGGTCGCCAAGTTCTTCCGGTGGCGTGTAGTCCCCGAACTGGTCTGGGTGTTCGTGTGGGGATATGCCTTGCTTCTTGGCCTTGAGAAACAGGCCATGGACATTGGCCGCCGTATCGGCTCGCATCTGGTCATCGTTTCTGCCAATCAAGGCACCATCAGGCCCTAGCCTCATGTTCCTCCAGTTGGCGTCTATGAATGCAGCCCCTAGGTCGCTGTCAGGCTTCGACGCCCCCTTGGCCCCAAAGTCCGCAGGCAACTTACGGGCAGCGTCGAAGTCCAGTGCTTGGGCAGGCCGAATACCCGAGGGAAGTCTGGGAAGTCTTGGTGCGGGCATCAGTCACCCCTCCGGGTCGCCTTCTCGAACAGCCAGATCACCAAGGCCGCCAGAAGGGCCAAGGCATGAAACAGCCCCACGACAGCCAACAGAGTGACCGCCACCTCGACGGCCCG